GTGCATATTCTCATATTCAAAGTCATGATATAATCCATTACATACCACTTGACCGACGTCATTAGATTCTATAACTACATATGCATTATTGTATAAAACAGCGTACTTATAAATAATTGTTGGGAAGAGTATTGGAGAAATAGTATTACAGCGATATACAGCCACCTGTTTAAAAGGTCGAGAGCTAATGTCGATTAAGGTAAAAGTCGAATAGTCCTGTCCTCTTCCCCTCGCAACATCTACGCACATAATATAATCTTTTTTCTTATCTGGTTCTTCGTATACTAAGAAGTCGCCAGCTTCTGCAATTTTATATGGTTGTTTTGCTCTGAGCTTCATTAGTGTTTCAGCATTAATAAGTGTATCGCCAGTACCAAAAAATGTATTACCAAACTCTTGTTCAAACTGCAGCTGTGAAGTATTCGCTATTGTCTGTAGTTTCCAGTGGTCATCACGACCAGGAACATCCCACCAATCAACTCTAAATGGTTTATAATCGTTTACACCTTGTTCAGCACCTTGCCATAAGTTATAATACATATTACCAATACCATTGGCTGTTGATGTAATAATAACTTTTGTACTTGTACCAGATGAAATAACCGGATATGTAGATGTATAGAACTCTGATGCTTTCTCAACGAACGCAAACTCATCGAGATATAGTAATGATACAGAAAGACCACGAATAGAACTACCAGACGTAGCAGCTGCAAGTATCCGAGAGTTATTACTAAACTCAATAGATCCTTTGTTCAATGCCTTTGTACCAGGTTGTAGAAAGAACGGTAGATTCTCTAGCATCAATGTAACTCTAGCTAGCATCTCACGTGCAGTTGCACCTTTGTTTGCTAGGATAGCTATAGTCTTTTCTGTATGAAAGAGAGCATACCATAGTAGATATGCAACCGACGATATTGATTTACCAGACTGTCGACATGCTAATACGATGTTAAATCGATTCTCATCAAATGATTTAAACATCTTTTCTTGATACGGATACAGATTAAATGGTACGAGACCCTTATCTAAGTTTATAACTTTACAGTAAGTTCCGGCAAAGTACGCAGGATTCTTCATGCATTTTTGATATTCTTTTATGAGGTCTTTGTCCCACTCAGTATCTACACCGTCCCGCTTTACATTGGGATTGCCTAAATAGGTGGTCTTATCAGTTGTTATCATCTTTATTTAACTGTGGTGTTATATCTACCACGTTGCTAATTTCATCATTATCTTGTAACATTCTCTGTAGTTCTGTAGTAGATCCTACAAATAGATTATTTGTAGTCTTCTCTATTTTCTTAATATCTTCGGCAGATATATCTTTATTCTTTTTATTCAGATCCATTAATTTATCATTTACTTCACTAACATTCTTGATCATACCAGACAGTACCTCGAACGCGCGAGGATGCTCACTCTCGCGTGCAACCTCAACCATTAGATCAAGGCTTTCTTTACCTTTTTCTATAAGATCATAATATGTCTGTCTAGAATAGTTATAATCATTTGCTATATTATCAGGTTCTTTTGTCATGCACTATCAACCATGTTTGTAAGCGTTGTTGTAAATCCATAATCGCTATCCGCCGAAACATTAAGTGGGTTTGGAAGTACAGTGATTCTTGAAACTTGTCTATCTGAATCTGCAGTAAGGCCATTTGGAATATCCATTATATAATTATCAACATCTACTTTACGTATTATCTGAGTATTTATAACACCTGAATAGAAGTTAGCTTCCATCTCAAAGTCAAGCTGATATACAATTGTTCGCCGCGCGTCCATTGCTCCTTCATAATCATCGGAATAACTCATACCAGATAATGTAATAGGACAATCTTCTAATATATCTTGATATGCACTAAACGGTTTGATAGTTAAAGAATACTGTGGATTGAAATATGGCAATATCTGTTCTACTATTTGTAAAGCCTCATCTTGCTGTTTTGTAAATATATTTAACTGCATTGAAAGATTGTAAGGAACTGGTGCATAGAATTTCATTCTATCACTATCAGTCAACCCGACTCTACTAAAGTTTCCAGTCTTTTGTAATTGCCTTTCAGGTGCATATGTATATGCTAATATCTCAAACGACATACGTGGTAACTTAAGAGCTACTTTATTGCTCTCATCTAAGTCAGCATGTTCTCTGATTCTTTCAAGGAATTTAGACTTAGGTGCATATGATAGCGGTACCTTCTTTGTATTAATAATACCTCCGGCACTATTCTTATGCAGAACGTATATGTTATTAAAGAGTGAACCAAACATAGCCACGCTTTTTCGTATACGTTCATGGTAAAAATATTCATTCAACATTTAACTTACATCTCCAAATGGATTCGTTTCACTGAAATCTAAGAAACTCATCACATCATTTGTAGTTTCAAAGGTTGTATTCTGTTCATTATTACTTGCTGTCAATTCTTCGCTCACTGCAGTTGTAGTCGTTATATTACCAGAGCCTCCAGTCGCGATTGGTGAACCAATGACTTGTCTGCCAACGACCGGTAAGTGGAATGCACCATCGTTTGCACCAAAATTGACTAATTGTAAAATTTTATCTGAATCACTCCAAGCTGCAACTTCACCTGTAAGTATTGTACCATTAGCAAATGTCTGAGTAATATTTTCACCGACCGTAAATCCGCCAGCTGTACCATCACTATCCATTGTAAGGTAAGCTCTATATCCAAAGTCACTTTGTATTTTATTGATTCCATCCACACCAGTATCAATATCTTCGCCAGAGTATTCGAATAACTGACAACGCATTTTATATGTAGGAAGATTACTTAATTGATAAAATGGCGATTCATGCTCGACATGCATTATTTCGAATAGTTTATTAGATAATTCTAACCAAATAAGATCACCTTCTTTTGGTCTTAATACTGTAATATTGTTATTTGAAGAAGAAATTGTTTGGGCCCAGCGCTTTCTTGCTACTATAAATGTAGCTTCATCTCTTATCTCTACACCAAACTTAGTAAAGAGATCTCCTTCACCATCAAATCCATCTGTGTTTTCAAGATACATTTCTATTTTATATGAGTTACCAAAAGAACTTGCTACTGCTTCACCAAGTATAGTGTCTTCATTTACAATAGTACGTGGAAGATAATAGACATCTTGTCCATAGATCTTCATTGATTCTATGATTATATCTTCGTAAAGATTTTGTTCTGATCTGACTTTTTGGCTGAAATGTGGACTGCGTGCCATATGATTATCCTATAAAGAAATCTGCTGGCATTTCGTGTTCTAGTCTTATTCTTTCCCTTAATCTGTCTATATCACTTGTTGCGTCATCGTATATTTGTCTACCATTTAGCGTTACGCCACCTGGAAGTACCATACCTTCAAACTTAATTAGATTTTGACCCCATTGTTGTTTAAACAATGCAGTTGTATATTCTTTTAACCATAGATCATTCCATATACTAGTATAATCTGATTCATTTATTTCTTTATAAACTTCAGCGACCATAAACTGACCTGCTATTAAATCTTTATCTGCAAAGTCTCCATGCACATATAATCTATTTTGCTTACGAACAAACGTTGTCTGAGGAGTACCATTTAGTTTCATATCAATAAGAGATAAATGCTGTTGCATCATCTCATAATATGCAAGGCTTCCCATATTACTTTCAATACTGGTCATATCATTTAGCATCATTTGATACTTAATATCGAACATATTAACACTACCGCCACCCAGTGTGGTGATAGGAAATAATCTAGTTACGACCGCAATATCAGTTGCCAATGTAATGAATTCATTTGATACATCAGTTGCAGTAATTTCATGTTTTAAAAATGTACGAAATAAAGCTTCGCTATTATATTCTCTCCAATATTGAATAGATTCATCAACTCTATCTTCGAGCTGATCATCATCAACATTAATTTCAATAACCGGATCACCTAAGCGTCTTAGACAGTAATCAATATGTGTTTGTCTAGTAGTTGGAATAGCCATTCTTTATCCTTATATTCCCTATTTATGCGCCTGCACAATGGAACGTTCTGACTGTAGAGCCATCTTCATCAAGTATTAGCAATGTTGCAAGTGTTTTAAGCTCTGCAGAACCAATCGC